GGAAAGAATCTGTAGAGATGGAGAGGTGTTATATGCGGGGGGTGCGAACATACCCTGTTTTTAAAGGGTGTTTAAAAGACGAACCTACCAGGCTAGATAAGGATAAGGTCCGTGTTTTTCAAGCCTCCCCTATAGCGCTTCAGTTGCTTATTAGGAAATACTATTTACCGATTGCCCGGTTCATGAGTTGTAATCCTTTAGTTTCTGAATGCGCCGTTGGTATTAATGCTGTTGGTCCTGAGTGGGATCAGTTGACCAGACATATTAGACGTTTTGGTGGTGATAATATTCTTGCTGGTGATTATAGTAAGTATGATCTCACTATGTCGCCTCAGTTGATGTTTGCGGCTTTTAGCGTTATGATACGACTGGCAAAGGAAGTTGGCTACTCTGATGTTTGTTTGATGATTATGGGTCATATGGCTACGGATGTTTGTTATCCCGTTGTGGCTTACAATGGTGATCTGGTAGAATTGTTAGGTTCAAATCCTTCGGGACAGAATCTTACAGTTTACATCAATTCCATTGTTAATTCTTTGCTTTTTCGTTCTGGGTATTTTACTCTTCTTGACTCATCTGCACCTTCGTTTAGGAGTGTGGTTTCTCTGATTACTTATGGCGATGATGCTAGAGTTCCGTTCATGATTCCATTACACCGCAATTTGATCATATTAAGTTTGCTAAATTTTTGGATTCGGTTGGTATGAAGTTTACTATGCCAGATAAGAGTTCTGAAGCAATTCCATTTATGAGCGATGAGGATGCTGATTTGTTGAAGAGGAAAAATGTTTACATGGAGGAATTAGGGCACTGGGTTGGTGCACTTGATGAGGAGTCTATTTTTAAAGCTCTACATTGTGTGTTGAAATCTAGTGCCCTCTCCCCAAAGGAACAAGCCGTCCAAAATATTGATAACGCCATACAGGATTGGTTTTATCATGGCCGTGATGTCTATGAAAAACGGCTTGGACAAATTAGATTAGTTGCTAGGGAGACGAAGTTAGATGTCTTTTGCAACAATCTGGATTGTTCATTCGAACATTGGGTTGTGCGATGGCGCAACAAATATTTGGGTGAACAACATGAGACGCCGGAACTTGATTGTTCTTGGCGTCTTTAAATATTGGGTTAATGGTACTGCCTATGATACCTTCGCATGGTGCGTAAAAGAAACATAGGCTGTGTATATATGGTTACCGTACACATGTTGTGG